AACACGATGTTTATAAAATAAAAGAAGTTTCTACTGGCGCTAAAAAAGCTATTGAAAAAGATGATTCTTTTGATCCGCCAAAAGATAATGTAAGATTTGAAAAAGTAAAACAAACTAGAGAGGTAATTTATGAAGGTGTTTTAGTTTTAGGTACAGATCAATTGCTTAAATGGCAAAAGGCGAGTAACATGATAAGGCCTAATGCTAATGTAAACAAAGTAATGATGAATTATGTTGCTAGCGCTCCTAGAATGTACAAAGGCAATATAAATTCTTTAGTAGCTAAAATGACGCCATATGCTGATTTAATTCAGTTAACACATTTAAAACTTCAACAAGCTATACAAAGAATGACACCTTCAGGTGTTTATTTAGATGCGGATGGTTTAGCCGAGATAGATTTAGGTAATGGAAATAATTATAATCCTCAAGAGGCTTTAAATATGTATTTTCAAACAGGGTCTATTATAGGTAGATCTTTAACTGTTGAAGGAGATCCTAATCCAGGTAAAGTTCCTATAACTGAATTACCAGGAAGTGGGGGCTCACAAGTTCAGGTTTTAGTAGGTGCTTATAATCAGTACATACAAATGATGAGAGATGTTACTGGTCTTAATGAAGCAAGAGATGGTTCTGATCCAGATCCAAACTCTTTAGTAGGAGTACAAAAATTAGCGGCGGCAAATAGCAATGTAGCTACTAGGCATATACTTTATAGTAGCATGTTTATAACAACTTCTTTAGCAGAAGCAATATCGTTAAGATTTAAAGATGTTTTAGAATTTCACCCTACAAAAGAAACTTTGATAGACTCTATAGGCCAATTTTCAGTGGGATCTCTTGAAGAAGTTAAAAACTTAAATCTACACGATTTTGGTATATTTTTAGAATTAGAGCCTGATGAAGATGAAAAAGCTTTATTAGAGGCTAATATACAAATGGCATTATCAAAAGGTGATATATTTTTAGAAGATGCTATTGACATAAGAGAAGTTAAAAATGTAAAACTAGCAAATCAACTATTAAAATTTAGAAGGCAAGCTAAACAAGTTGCTGATCAACAGCAAGCAGCTGCAGCTAGCGCGGCTCAAGCTCAAGCTCAAGGTGAAGCTCAAATAGAGGTTGAAGCAGCAAAAGCAAATGCAGAGCAAATAAAAACAGATTCTAAAATTCAATATAGAAAAGCTGATATTGAATTTGAAATTAAAAAAATGGAACTTGAAACAAGATCTAAAAAAGAATTAATGCAATATGAATTTAATTTAAATGTTCAATTAAAAGAACTAGAATTAAAATCACAAATGGAATTAGCTGAAAGAAGTAATGCTACTGCTTTAGAAAAAGAAGCAATGAAAATTAGTGGAGCTCCTAATACAGATAATCCAACTAAAGATTTTGAATCAAAAGGTAATGATACCCTAGGTGGCTTTGATATGGGAAGATTTGAAGCATCTTAAAAATTAAACAATTATTATATTATATAAAATTATGGAAAACAATACAGAAGAAAAAATAGAAGTTAAAGCGGTAGATTCATCAGAAGATATTGTAGTAACTCCTCAAGAAAAAGAAGCTGCTGTTTTAGAACAAGCTGTTGAATCTGGTGAAGTTAGCGAAGAATATGGACTTCAAGAAGATGGAGTTTATAAAATAAATGTTGATAAAGAACCTAATAAAAAAGAAGAAAATGCCATTCAAGAGCGAGAAACAACGGAGGTATCTGTGGGCGAACGAACCGGAGATAGCCAAGAAGTGGACGGCGAAGTACGGGTCGAATCCAATCAAGAAGATAATTCCAAAGAACAAGAAGTAGAACAAACAACAGATGAATCTCCTTTAGAATTAGTAAAAGAAGAAACGGATGTTGAACAAAAAGAAGTAGAAGAAAAACCTACTGCTTTAACTAAAGAACAAATAGTACAGGACACTAATATAGAACTACCTGAAGGTGTTGATAAACTTATAAAGTTTATGGAAGATACCGGTGGAACAGTAGAAGATTATACTAGACTCAATAGAGATATTGAAAAAATAGATAATGTTAGTTTAGTTAGAGAGTACTATGAATATACAAAACCGCATTTAAACAAAGAAGATGTTGATTTTTTAATGGACAAAAACTTTGCTTATGATGCTGAGTTAGACGAAGCGTCTGACGTTAAAGCTAAGCAATTAGCTTTTAAAGAAGAGTTATTTAATGCTAAAAATACTTTTAATAAAGTAAAAGAACAATATTATAATGATCTTAAGTTAAGAAAAAAAGATAATATTGATCCACAATATAAAGAAGCATTTGAGTATTACAATAAACAAAAGCAACAACAAGAAGCTAGAACAAAATTTACAAAAGATTTTAACGATAAAACTAATAGAGTATTCTCTGATAATTTCAAAGGTTTTGATTTTAAGGTTGGAGAAAACAAATATAGATTTAAAGTTGATAACCCTGAAAAAACAAAAAAGTTTCAGTCTGATATTACAAATTTTTTAAACCAATTTGAAATTGATGGCGGTGCAAAAGATGTGGATAAATATCATAAGGCATTATTTGCTGCGCAAAATGCAGACAAAATAGCTAATCATTTTTATGAGCAAGGCCGTGCCGATGCTATAAAAGATTCAGCTAGAAAAGCTAAAAATATAAACATGGATCCTAGAAGCGATGCATCTTCAGTAATTACAAAGTCAGGTGATACAATTAGAGTAGTCTCAGGTGAGTCTTCGGACAAGTTGCGCATTAAATGGAAATAATAATAACAACTTAAAATCAAAACAATATGGCTTTTACAGCAGGCATACCAGCCGCTTTACAACCAACTCAAACTAAAGCAATGTACGGTGGAAACTACATTAACTTCACTGATCCTAACTTTAGTCAATGGACACAACAATTTTTACCAGACGTATACGAAAAAGAAGTAGAAAGATATGGAAACAGATCTATAGGTTCTTTTCTTCGTATGGTGTCTGCGGAGATGCCTTCGACATCAGATCAAATTATATGGACTGAGCAAGGTAGATTACATACTAGATACGCTAACGTAATACCAAGAGGAAGTGCAGGAACAATGCCTGCAGCTGGAGGTGGTCAAGCTGCTATCGCGGCCGACGCTAACGCAGGTGGAGTACTTAACTTTGAGATACCAGTTGCTCAACCAGCAAGTGTAGGCTTAACAGCTGCTCCAGGAAATACTGTACCTTGTAACTTTAGAGTAGGACAAACAGTAATGGTACAAATTCAAACAACAGCTACATCAGCAGTTGGTGGAAATGGTGCTGTTATAAAAGGTGTTGTTACTGCTGTTTCAGGACAAATGTTCCAAATTCAAGCTTATACAGCTACTGGCGCTATAGCAGCTGCAGATAGAGTAACAGCAATAGTTTATGGTTCTGAATTTGCTAAAGGTACAGGAAACTTTACTGAAAAGCTTGATCCAGGATATGCTACATTTGCAAACGCTCCTATTATTTTAAAAGAAAACTATCAAATAAATGGTTCTGACACAGCTCAGATCGGTTGGATTGAAGTTACTTCTGAAAATGGAGCTGGTGGATACTTATGGTATGTTAAATCAGAGCATGAAAATAGACTACGTTGGGAAGACTATCTTGAAATGTCTATGGTTGAAGGTGTGACTAAAACAGCCGGTGGTGCTAATATTGCATTAGGCACTTTTGGAGGATCTTTAGCTGCACAAAACGCTAGAGGTACTGAAGGTTTCTTTGCTGCTCTTGAGTCGCGCGGAAATGTATATCAAGGGTTTGGATCTCAAGCAGCTGCTCAAGCAGGTGGTGGAGCATTAACAGACTTTGACGCGGTACTTAAACAATTAGACAAGCAAGGAGCAATTGAAGAAAACATGCTTTTCTTAAATCGTGAACTTTCTTTAGAAATTGATGATATTCTTGCAATGCAAAATGGTGCATTTGCTGGAACAGCTAACCACGCTCACGGTACATCTTACGGTGTATTTAATAACAGCGCTGATATGGCTCTTAACTTAGGATTCACAGGAT